TAATTTTTAAAATTTTCATTTAAATAATGACTAACACAACATAAAATTTTTTGATCATCATCAAGTATCTGAGTATTACATACTGGTTGACCAGTTTGTGCATCATTAACGTAACTTTCTAAATCATAATTCATCAAATCACTTGAAAGATAAAGAGCAGAAGGATTTCTCCATGATAATAAATAAATTACTAATTTTATATAAGGTAGTTCTAAAAAATATAACATATGATTTACAGTTAATAAATCATCACTTATATTACCTTCTACTAAATCAGAATATGAGAATTGTTCAGCCAATATTTTTAAAGCTACAACAAATCCATTTTGTTCATTTTCTAATGTATAATTATCATCTTGTTGAACCAATATTTGTTGACAAAAATTATCTGTTTCGTATAATCTGCTAATTGTTATTAATATTTGAGGCATATTCATGGTTTCAAAATTTATACTTTCATCTTTAACTACATTACTAACATAAACCGAACATTTATTCATAAGATTTAATAAAAGTCGGTTTATTTCATTATACATATATACTTGATTACTTTGTTGTTTTGTTCCACCCTTTTGATTATAATAACTATAACCAAGACTATATTTTACATTAAAATTATTACCGCTAAAATATTTACCTCCTTGTTGCGGCGATAGTACAGATAAAATTTGTGTTAAAGACTGCTGTATCAAAATTAATTGCTCTTGAGTACATTGTTCTCCTGCGTTTACATCATCCTTGATGTACATTATGAACGCCTGTATATAGTCTTCATTGAATTCAGTTACATTAGAAATTTCGAAGGATGTGTCGTACATATTATTTATTTCCATTGAAGAAAGAAAGTTATTGTAATTGTTTACAAATGCATTATTCTCGATTTCTTTTTTGTCTATTACGTCGTTGTTAGTTCGCGTACTTTTTCTTGTGGGTTCAGGTTGGGATTTTTGTGAAAGTATATATTTAACTAATGGTTTAGTTGATTTTTCGCTGTCCGTATAATTTTTTAAATTCAATCCAATTTCTTCTCTTGTAAATGTTCCTGTAACAAGTTCTTGTTGTGTTAAAGGATTGAAATAATTCATTGGTTGTCCCTGTAATAATGGGTAATCTTGATCCAAAATATTGTATAAATCAAACATTGATCTGTTTTCAAAGTCAGCAATTTCTTTTAAGCTTTTTGATAAATAATTTTGAAACTCAGTCAATTGACTTTCATTAAGTTGATCGAGACCTGCTATATTACTATTTATTGTAATATTTAATTGAGAAATTGTCGTTAAATCCTCACGAAACTTTTGAAATTCTGCTTGGTCAGTTAATTGTAATAGTTTACAATTTTTTAATATATTATTTAATATGTAATAGGCATTCCAGAGACGTAAAGTTAAAAAAAGTTCTATTCCGTTACTTTGTAATTTTCTGATTGTCATGTCAAGTATGTCGTATATATTTTTTCTCAAGTTGCATATGTTAACATAATATGAATTTACAAAATATAACGATGTATTAAATTTGGAAATAATTTGTCCTGTATATTTGTTAAATATAGTAGCATCATTTCTTATTTTTAACTTTAATCTATCTACAGGACTAGCATTTAATAAATCACACCTGAAAAGTGAACATGTAGCAGTTGCACCTATTTGATAAATAGATGGCACTCCCAAAAGTCTTCCAACTAACGTAGATAATTCATCTCCACTGCAAAATGTATAACAGTTTACATTGTTTCCTTCTTTTAGTATTTGTTTTAAAACTGTATATGATTGCTGATAGTCTCCTGTTCTTTTGTAATCTGCTAAAAGTTTAAATAATGATTTTAAATTTTCATCAGTCATATTCAGAAAAGTACTTCCATTATTATTGTTTAAATAGCAAAATAATTTTAGTATTCTTGAATCAGATATGGGTATGCGACTATTTAATGGTCCAGATGTTTTTAAAGTATTGAAAAAATTTTTGAACGCAGTTATATCTGGTGACAACCATGCACCACTAATATTTGTTTTATTTCCTTTGATTAAATCCATTAATAAATTTATTATTTTACCTATGTAGGGTACACCTGCGCCACAAGTACCGCATGTTAGAAAATCATTTGCATCAGATGCATTAGGTGTTTGTTGTTTTTTAACTTCTCCGAAATAATATCTTGCTACTAGTTGTGGGTAACTATCAATATAATTTTTAATTATACTGCATGCTGTATCATAATTAGTATCCATGGAATCACTTCCTTTAACATAGTTAATTGCATTTGTTATTTGTTCAAACCCGGGCACGTTTTCTACTTCCTTTACTTGCTGTATATTAAAAATAGCCAAAGAAAAACTATACAAATTATTTATATCGAAAGTAGAATTATCATTTGGTAAATAACATATAAAATATTCATTACATGAAAAATAATTGGAAACAATTGGAACAACATAACCTTGAATCACTTCTTCAAAAACTATGGGAACATTTTGGTCTAGAGGTTCAGTAGAAGTACTTGCTGAATCTAAAAAACAAGGAATTGCAATAAAAGGAGTTACTTTTGAATTTGGAACACTAAAAACATCACCAAGAAATCCTATTCCTGCATCTGATAAAATTTTCATTGGTTCATTTGGCATGTCATTAACATTAACTAAATTAGGTGAATGTAAAAACCATCTTATAAAATGCCCGATTCTATAAGACCAATCTTCAATTAGTTTTTCGTCACCGTTTGCTATAGCAACTATATACTTTGAAAAACTCATTTTTTTTTTCTCCATTTCTTTAATATTTGGATTTTCGGTATTTATGATTAATTTTAAAGAACCATTTGAACCTAAAACCGCTTGTCTTAATTTTTCACTAATAGTTATACTATTTGTGTTAATATCAAAATTAAATTCACTTATAATTCTATCATAAGTTATTATTGTATCAGCAGATTGTAGTCCTTTGTTTATTTCAATTGATTTAGTAACCTTACTTTCAAATCTTTTTCCTGTGTCAGACCTACTAAATTCTGGGTAATTTAATTCTGATTTATACATGTCTAAAAAATCACCTTCTTCAAATTCTCCAGTTAATAAGTAATTTAAAGGTCCCTCTTTGTTAAATACTTCGTTATTGTATCCATCCCTATCTTGACTTAAATCGTGAAAAGTATCATCAACTGCTAATCTTTTTAATATTGATGAATCTAAATTATAATGTGGGTTAAGTGTTACGGTTGAACCATTAAAAACAAATGGAGATGGTGTACTTAAAAAATTCAATCCACAATTTCTAAATTCTTTTTCTGATATATATGCTGCCATTATTATTTGTATACTGTATACTATATACAAATAATTAAAATAAACATTTTTCTTTATTTTTTCAACAGAAACTTGATAATATTTGCTATAGACGTTTTTGTGATTTTTCTTGATTGACCTTTGCCATTGATATTTGTGACATCAGCTAAACATTTTTCGTTTTCTTCTAAGCATTTTATTAACTTTGCAATGCTGTTGTATTTTTTTATAATAGACACTGCGGTTGCTGTACTGACACCAGGTATTTGACATAACATAATTTCATCTATATTTTCCACTGTAATATTTTCTTTTTTCACTTTTTTTACTAAACTTATATAGTCTTTATCACCGTTTTTCGATTGTTCGGGATCAGAGTTTTCTTCCGTGTCGACACTAGTATTTGTTTCTAATATAGTTTCTACTTTATTTTCAGGATCAGTTTCTGTTTCTGTCTCACTTTCAGGCTTTTCCGAGATGGTTTTTGTTATATTAGCAACAGCACCACTATTTTTGTTCGCATAAAATGCTTTTCTATTTGTGCTCTCTCCTTTCATTAATTTTGCTGTGCAATTACAAATAAACAACGCTGTTTCATCTATACTGAATGTTCTAATAGCTGAAAAGCCTTTGTAGTAGTTCAGAGAGAAAATAGCCGAATACAATGTAAGTTTTTCGAATTTTGTTTCACGAAACATGTTCATTTTATTAAAGTCACCTTCAATCAAATACATGATGTTGTGGTTATGAATAGGTAATCCATTGAGACGAAACGACTGTTCTTCATATCTTCCATCTTTGATACTTGACAACAAATCATTGATTGATTTTCTCTCCATAATCAATATATCTTCATTGTTATGACTAATGATTACATCACCAATAGGTAAACTTTCAACAATTACTTTTATATTTTTAAAATTAGGAATAGATGAAATATAAAAAGCTATTTTGTTTTGTAAATCCCTTTCACGTGAATCAATTTTAATAAACAAGTTCATGTTTTATTGGTAATAAAATAATTTATTAATTTGTTATTAAATTATTTTAAAGCTAAATAGTATTTTGTAAAAAATACATGATATAAAATACAAAACACACCACGTAAAAATAAAAGAGACCAATACTGATAAAACATAAGATTAACCCATGTTTCCACCAATAGTAGCCTTGTAACCGTACTGTTGTGTTTGGATTGTGTAGTTTGGAATACAAATTAATGGAAGAGACTGTGGAGCTCCTCTTAAAGTAGGATTACTTTGCATGAAAAAACCTATACGAGGAGCAATACCGGCCTTTTTTGGGCCACCGCATGTGTTCGTTCTGTTAACAATTGACGCCTGATTCCTGGCGGATTTACTGCCTGACATGTAGACCATTTTTATATACAATACAATTATATTTTAATTTTATTCTTCTAAATATTTGAAAATAAAATTTTTAGAAGTTTTTTGTTTATTATATAAAACTGCTTTAATTCCACTTGTACAAATATTCAAAATATTACCTGCTTCTTTTATTGAATTAAATTTATTAAGTTCATTCATTTCTAAATCATATTGAATAATTGGTCTAGTGTATTTTTTCTTAATATTATTAGTATAATTGTGTTTATTATTTTCAGCACATGTAACCCATTCTAAATTATCAAGGTTATTATTTTCTTTATTTCCATCTATATGATTAACAAATGGTTTATTTTCTGGATTATCAATAAACATTAAAGCAACTAAACGATGTAAAGCGAATTTTTTAATATTAACTCTTACATAAATATATCCTGTATGATGAGGTTTATAATCTTTCATAATAATTCCTTTACTATTTTTAAATCTTCCTAAATTAGATATATAGTAATTTTCACTTTCAAAACCAGGTATTTTTATTTCTTTCCATATTTCATTTTCACATGAAAGTTGTTCTTCAATTTCCCACCTAAATCCAAATGATGATTTGTAAATTCCTCTTATTGAATTACTAATATTTGTTGTTCCAGAATGAATATTTTTTGCTAAATTATTTTCATATAACCATACACCTGCAGTTTCAATAGAAACATATTTTTGAAGCTTTATATTAGTATCCTTATCAATTCTATAAATACACTTATTCTGATTTGTAGTTTGAATTAATCCTTTGCATTTATGTAAATTATTTTCTAATGCTGTATTCCATTCAAGGTTATTTATATTGTTATTCAATGGATTTTTATCAATATGATTAACATGAGGTTTATTTTCAGGATTTGATATAAATGCTAATGCTACAAGTCTATGAACTGGAAACGTTTTACCTTTACAGTTTGATGATAATCCAACAATAACATATCCACCCGATTTACAGGGTTTTAATATTCTTCCTGTTTTAATATTTTTAACTCTTCCTAAATTACTTACTTCATAATTTTGAAATTCTTCAATGTTTTCCCATTTTTCATTTTTCATTATCCTCCATTTATATTATTGTAATACACTATCTTTAAGCCATTTCAAACGCACATTCTCCACAACCCAACCCAGAAACAATATCCTAAACCAACTTAAAGCCATCATCACAAATATATACAACACCATGACTGACGCAAAAATAGCACACGACGACGACATTATCAAAACCGAAGAAGGTTTGATATTTAATCCATTTAATCCATTAAACACTAAGATTACATTAGATGAAGTCCAATGTATTCTTTCTAAATATGGAATACCACCTACAATAAACAACTTGGCGCTTTATGAACGCGCTTTTGTCCACCGCTCTTACACAAAACGCCCCAATTTTGAAAACATTGCACAAAATATCACCATTGTAGAGCGTCCGCAAGATTGTATGCCACTCAGCAGTAAATCCAATGAACGTCTCGAGTTTTTAGGCGATGGTATTTTAGAACTAGTTACAAAATATTATTTGTATCGCCGTTTTCCAAAAGAAAATGAAGGATTTATGACGGAAAAGAAAATTGCTATTGTCAAAAATGAAGCGATTGGTAAAATTGCACTAGAAATGGGTTTACATAAATGGTTGATCATTTCGAAACACGCAGAAGAAAAAAAAATCCGTACCAACTTGAAAAAACTGGGATGTCTCTTCGAATCGTTTTTAGGAGCCTTGTTTTTGGATTTTAATAAAATCAAGGTTACTGACAAAGACGGCTGGTTTCAGTCGATGTTTGTTACGGGTCCCGGCTTTCAAATGGCACAAAAATTTGTAGAAAATATTTTCGAAAAACACATTGACTGGGTTGCACTCATTACCAATGACGACAACTATAAAAATATTCTTCAAGTAAAAATCCAAAAAGAATTCAAAGTAACTCCTCATTATTTGGAAATAGAACATGATATGGAATTAGGATACAAAATGGGTGTGTATCTATGTCTTGGACAACCTATTCACAATGTATCTCACGCAGATGCAGTACATATTTCTTATTTTAAAACATTCAAAACAATTCATGATCATGTAGCTGAAAACGGCAAGGTTTTGTTGTTTATGGGGGAAGGTCAACACAAAATCAAACGAAAAGCCGAACAAGTTGCATGCAATGAAGCAATTCAATTTATAGAAGAAAATAATGGATCTCTTGATGTTACCGAAAAACAAGATGCAAATGAATAATAAAGGTACAAATATAAAAATATTCTATTTGAATTATATAAGCGTAAACAATGAATCCTTTAGAAAAATTAAAACAAAAATTGATGGCAAAACCTACACTTCAAGAATTACAACCCGTTAAAGTTGCAATTCGAGTTGAAACAAAACAACCATCAAAACCATCAAAAGAAACAGATCTTGAAGAAGGAGAAGTTGCAGAAATACCTGAAACAAAACCCGGAATAGAAATCATTGATGAAACGAACAAGGAATACGATCGCTCCGATTTTTTAAAAAGAAGGGCTGAGAATAAAAAATCAAAAGTAGTCATGAAACCAATTGTCGAGGCAATTGAAATGAAACAAACAGTTGAACCTATACCTACACCAGTCGCAGAACCACCTATCAAAAAAGTAAAAAAAATAATAAATAAACCACTTATTATCGAAGACGATGAAGAAAACCCAGAAAATCCAGAAAAAACACTGCAAATCGATGTGGAAGAATTAGGCGCACTACCAACTGAAAAAAAGGAACCAGGCAAGGAACCAGAAATGGAGCCGCAGCCACAAGAGAAACAACGCAAAGGTCGCATAACCAAAAAGGTGGAAAAAGGGATTGCCATTTTGGGCCCCGAAAACGTCGTGGAAATAGGCACTACATCTTTATCTGAACGTCTTGCCAAAAAAGAGCCGCCCGTGGTAATCAAAGTTTCCAGTTATTACATGAACAATAGAGAGATTTTCATTAATTTTATTAACTCTCTTTTTGAACCCTACAAAAAAGAACTGGCTGCCAATACTAAAAACATATCATGTGATACTATTGGAAAAGACGTCGATGATGGCAGCGGGTTTTCTCTTTTAACGCATCAAAAGATTGTCAGGGATTATATGAACTTGTTTACGCCGTATCGTGGGATACTGTTATACCACGGATTAGGTAGTGGAAAAACCTGTAGTAGTATTGCAATTGCTGAGGGCATGAAGGACACAAAAAAAATAATAATTATGTTGCCCGCTTCTCTACGAACCAATTATATGGAAGAATTGAAACATTGCGGCGACTCTTTGTACAAAAAAAATCAATTTTGGGAGTTCATATCAACTGATACGAACCCAGAAGCTCTTACAACTTTATCAGCCATTTTAAATTTGCCACAAGAATTTATTAGAAAACGCAAAGGAGCGTGGTTCGTCAATGTGAAAAAACCATCCAATTATGATGAACTAACAAGCATTGAAAAACGATCACTTGACGAACAACTAAACGAAATGATAAGCGCTAAATACGTTTTTATCAACTATAATGGTTTGCGAACAAAACGATTGTCGGAACTCACATCAGGGTTTACCAAAAATTTATTTGATAATTCAGTCATTATTGTTGACGAAGCACATAACTTGATAAGTCGCATTGTAAATAAAATTAAAAAGGAAAAAGTCGTACCAGAGAATGAAAAAGGAGAGAAAGAATATTCGCCAAAATTCCTTTCGACCAAACTATACGAATATTTAATGAGCGCTAAAAATGCCCGTATAGTTCTTTTGACAGGAACACCCATTATTAATTATCCAAACGAATTTGGAATACTTTTCAATATTTTGAGAGGCTACATCAAAACCTGGAATATACCCTTGAATGTAAAAACCAATAAAAAAATTGATCGAGTTTCACTTCAAGAAATGTTGCTCGGAGAGAAAACATTGGACTATTTGGACTATTCACCATCCAGTAAAGTACTTACTATTACCCGAAACCCTTATGGTTTTAAAAATAAAATAAAAGAAAACAGCGGTTATAAGGGTGTTGCCAATACAAAACGAGATGATAATGGAAACAATATTTTTGATAACGAATTTTTGAGTGACGATGATTTTGAACGACGTATACTGAGTATTTTAAAAAGAAATGAAATTGAAGTATTATCGGATGGTATTAAAATTCGCAACATGAAAGCTCTTCCCGACGACTTCAATATTTTTGAAAATCAATACATTGATAGTGTAACAAAAAAAATAAAAAATTCTGATGCACTTAAACGCCGAATAATTGGGCTGTCCTCTTATTTTAGAAGCGCCCAAGAAGATCTTTTACCTACATTTAATAAAACATTAGGGGTTGATTATCATGTTGTTAGAATTCCGATGAGTGATTTTCAATTCAAAATTTACGAGTCAGCGCGGAAGGAAGAACGGAAAATGGAAAAACAATCGAAAAAACCGCAAAATTTGGATGAACTATACAAAGAAGCTATGTCAACGTATCGTATTTTTTCAAGATTGTACTGTAACTTTGTTATGAACAATCGACCTCTCCCAATGAAGAAGAATAAAACACAAGAACCCACAGAACCTGGTGCGGCACCTGAAACAGATATTACAAATATCTTGAAAGACGCTCGTAAGGAAGAAGTCAATGTAGACATTAATGATGAAAATGAAGGCGAAGAAGAAGGTGATCAAATATTGGACAAACTAGGCGGTGTATCATACAAAGAGAGGATTGAAGCAGCCATTAAAAATATGTGGGAAAACTCCAATGATTATTTCACACCAGAAGCACTAGCCCGTTTTAGTCCAAAATTTCTACATGTACTTGATAATATTAAAGATCCCGAATATTTGGGCTTACATTTGGTTTACAGTCAGTTTAGAACGCTAGAAGGAATTGGATTATTCAGTCTAGTCCTCGAAAAAAATGGATTTGCCAGATTTAAAATCAAAAAAAATGCTTCTGATGTTTGGGAAATCAACATTCCTGAAGCTGATTTAGGCAAACCTACTTTTGCCTTATATACGGGTACAGAAACTACGGAAGAGAAGGAGATTATCAGACGTATCTTCAATGGTGAATGGGATTACATTCCTACGAATTTGTCCGCTGATCTAAAGAAAATTGCACACAACAACAATATGGGTGAAATTATCAAAGTACTCATGATCACATCATCTGGGTCGGAAGGTATTAACCTTAGAAACACTCGGTATGTACATATTATGGAGCCTTACTGGCACCCTGTCAGAACAGAGCAAGTCATCGGAAGAGCTCGTCGTATATGCAGTCATAAAAATCTGCCAAAACCACTGCAAACAGTTGAGGTTTTTGTTTATTTGATGGTTTTATCTGCCGAACAACTAAAGTCAGATGATGCAATTGAATTGAAAAGAAAAGATTTATCAAAAGGCGAACCAAAAGTCCCTGTAACAAGTGACCAATTACTGTTTGAAATTTCTGAGATAAAAGCAAACTTAAGTATGCAATTAACCGATGCAATCAAAGAAACATCATTTGATTGTTATATTTATTCAAATGGAAAATGTATGAATTTTGGTGATCCAAATAGTACTAAATTTTCTTATGTTCCGGATTATTCAAACCAACAAAATGATGTAAGTGTTAGAGCAAACAAGAAAAAAATAGAATGGGAAGGAAAGTCTATCACGTTAAATGGTGTCAAATATGTGTATAGAAGAATGAGCCCTAAGTTGCTGAATATTTATGATGAAAAAAGTTATTTGCAAGCATTGGAAAATCCTGATGTTACTCCTGTACAAATTGGTACATTAGAAATAAACAATAAAGGTGAACAAATTTTTAAACAATTAGTAACATAATAGCTTGAGCAAATTCCCTTTCATTTTCTGTTAAACTGTTATAAAATATATTCATATTACAACATTTATTTAAAGCATATTTGTGTAAGTCGACTATTTTATACGGTGTATTTTTTATCATTTTGTAACTTAATTCATTAAGTTGTTCTTTTTTAATGCTGACAACACAAGCTGTTTTTAACAATGAATTTCTAAATCGTGAAAACGATTTTTCTGAATTAATATATTTATTTTGTAAAAGCAAATATATTATCGTCAACAAGATTAAATGGTTCATACTTAATATCAATAATTTTATATATAGTATATTTTATTTTTGTCTTTTTCTTAATCATTTTTATTTTTTATACGTTCATTTTTTCAAGTATGATATTTATTTTATTATGCAACGAAGCTAAATCGTTTTTTAATTCATCAATTTGAGGTTGATAATTTATTGGATCTACCTTTTTTAATTTTTTAAACAAATTATTTGTTTCATCACTGCTTATACTGTATTCTTGAAGTGGTTCATAAAATTGGTTTTCATTTGACCATGTAATATGTTTATCATTTTCATTTGTGCCGATTTGAAAGTCTAATTTTAACTTTTCATTTTTAATTGAAGTTTCTTGTGATGTCAACCAGTTTACATTGTTGGAACTGTTTGGATTTGTCGTATTGTTGACAATGTTAGTTTCACTATAACTTTTACTAATCATTTCAATGTCATATTTTCGCTGCTCCTGAATTTTTTTGATCTCTAGTTCAATTTCACTTATTGGTTCATCCCTATTATCATTGAAATTTGGCATAGGTGGAACAGGAAGTGCCATAGAGTTGGTAAACTCTTCTTGTTTTTTATTGAGTTCTTTTTTAAACTTTGATATTCTTTCATTGTGTATATCTTCATAAGTTATTTGCTGTTGTACTGTATCACTGTCATCATGAATTTTTATTTTCTTGAAATTAGGTGGCGGAGTAGGCGCATGAGGATGGTTTACTTGACTTGGTTGTGTTTGCAATTTCATCACATAATTTATTAATAACAATATGTATTTTTTATTCAAATCAACTAACGACCTGCAACTTGGTTTCTCTCTTGAATAAAACGCTTTTAAATTATTTTCAAAAATAGAAACCAGTTCATTTACTTTATTCTGTGATGTACAAATTTTTTTTATCATTGGCTCATCTGTTAAAACATCCCACATTAACTGGATATTTTCTCTCTCTAAAAACATTTCGACTGACATTTTAAAGGCGTAGTTATAATAATTTAGACTATTACTTTAATTTATTATAAATATCTTATATTTATACCAGCAAAGATTTAAAATGGGACGCTCCTGTGGAGCGTCGTTTGAAGTCGTCACTGGTAACGGTGTAATTCTACTACAACTTTTCATTAAAATATACTTTTCGGAATTTTGCCATATAATTATCTTTTAATACATGGGTTTTTAAATAATGTTCTGTAAATTTATCTTCTAACATGTGGACTATGAAAAATATACTATATATTCCACATTCTGTACTTCCGTATTGATGTTCCACTGGATGATTTTCATCATAAACAAAATTTATTTTGCGTTTCAACTGTTGGCCTTGTTCAGTTACTTTTTCTACAAATTTCATAATTTCAGGTGGTGCTTTTCGACCTACACTGTCAAAGAAAAAAATCTTTCCTTTTTTAATATTAATAAACATGGAAATCCAATGCTCACCTGGTCTATTGTGTGGGTCAGTATTAAATATAATTCCTATTTTTGTTTTATTATTTTTGATTTGCTGTTCCAAGTTAAAATTACATAGCTCTTCCCAAACACATTCACCATACATTTTTTTGGTGTCAAAATCAATTGGAGAAGGTCCTATAAAGTCAAAACATTTGTATGCTTTTTCATATTGTTTCATTACTTTGATAATGTCTAAACTTGACAACCATTCATTCGGATTTTTTTTCCATTCAGCGGGTGATTCGGGCGCAAACTCTTCTTTTAAATTTTCATCAAGTTGGCCAAACTCATCATTTTGCTTTAACCAACACGACTCTTTGTTACATACATCACTTAGATAATTCGATAATATTTTATGTATTTCTTTTGCGTCGTTGGTGGTTATTTTTTCGTAAGGATGGCGTACGTTCCATTTGTCTCTCAACTTAAAAAGAGATGTCTCAGTATAACAAGTATAGTCGTTCATTTCGTTTTTATCTTTTGGACTGCAATTTATCTTACTTAGTTTTATATCATGTGATTTTAACTTGTGATTATGATTGTGGCTGTGATTGCGATGTTTTCTACTAAAAGTATGACTTCTGTATTTTTTTTTACTTTTTTTATGAATCCTATTTCTTTTGTATATTTTTTTTGTCTTTATTTTCATTTTGTATGTTGGTCTCATCATATTTTATAGTGATATTTTCTTTTTTTATAATTCCTTTATTTCTTAATGTTGGTTCTTCTAAGTTAATATCTTTTATTTTTGGTAATATCATTTCATCGGGTTTTTTAAATGATTTGATAGTGACAAAATTTTCTAAACCATTTTTAATTTTTATTGAACGCATAAAAAGTTTATTATTATT